CTTGGATCGAACATTCCATCATTAATTGTCAATGCTCTCCAAGTCCAGTTTTTACAATCTTTTAAATCTGCACCAGTCCACTTATGATGACTAAATGCTTTAGTATAATAGTCATAAACTTTATCTACAAGCTCTTCTAAGTATTCTTCTCTATAATCAGCAGTCTTAGTTTCACCCACCACATCATCAATAAATGTATCCTTACCATCCTGTGCGGCCTTCTTAGCCAGAGCAGCGATTTCAAGAACTTTATGGACAATGGTTCCTTTATCCGCCTTCTTATTACTCGGTCCTCTCCAACCAAGGAAATACTCGACAAGGTACTGCTGGGGGCAAAACCTATGACAGTTAAAAGAACTACTTCTAAAATAAACAATTGGGATTCCCATCAACTCACCTTTGATCTAAACGGATGAATATTATTCTCTGTGATGACATTATACAATGCCTTAGTGGTAATGTCAATACCTCCTTCTGGAAGAACATAGTCACAAAGAGACAAATCTACCTGCTCACTTTTATGTGAATCATTAAATAAATCCCTTGGTAATCCAAACACAATACCACCTTCTTTTTGTACTCCCTGAATCTCATTAGGAAATCTTACATCAGAAATAAGTGCAAGTTCTGGATTATCTTTTTTAATCCTACGAATACAAGCATCAAACCAAATGTTCTCATACATCTTTCTACAGATGTCAGAACCAAAGTATTGTAAAACTTCTCTACCAGTCATTGGTCCCGGTTTATGGTATGTAATACCGGCTATTTCATCTTCATAACCAAAATAACTTTTTTGAGTGAAAACTTTCTTTGTTACAATTCCGGGCATATTCTCCCATAATAGATGGGTAGGAGAATTCTTTTCTTCATTAGTTCCATAGACCTGATTGTAATCAAGTCCTAAAACATCAACAGCAAACTCTTTCAGTGTATCTGCAAAAGCGTAAATCTTACAAGCACCAAAGTTTTGGAGAAGTTGTGAGATATCAACATATTCCTCACTAAGAGGGAACATTTCTACATCAGATACAGTTTCACCAAAAAGGTCAGATACCATGATCTGACCCGATTGGTTAAGAGTGGCGTTCTTGCAAACACCAAACTCGTGAAACTTCAGCATTTGTAGAAAGTTGCAGCATGTATTTTTACCGCTTTGCTTCTTTCCGGCAAATCCTAAAATTTTAGTCATTACTGTCCCTCTGTTTGAGGTGCTTCTTGGACGGGAAACATAGCTTCCAACAAATCCAAACAACCCTTAGCTTCGGCCATTTTATCAACCAACAACTTACATTCCGCAACAACGTCAGGATGTTCTCCAACCCCAACAGAACCATTGAGATAGTTCAAGAGGTTTGCCTTAGCGGTTTGAAGATCTGCTTGATAAGTAAGAACGAGTGCATTTACTTTTTCATTCATTTGTAATAGTCCTTTGCTTCTGAAAGATACGGTCCAATTAACTTATGTATTTCTAAAGTGCTCAACTCACCGATGTCGTTGGTGGTAATTGTTGGCTTATAAACTCTGTATTGGTCAGAGCACGTTTCGATTATTTTACTAGCAGCGTTCTCACCCGCCTCATCATTGTCCATAAGAACAATAAGAGACATCGCACCAAGACTATCGAGTAAATCCTTTTGAGATTGATTTAGTGCGGTTCCAAATATCGCAACTGAGTTATGAATTCCTGCTTCTTCTAATCGCCAAACATTTCCGGGGGATTCTACAACAATAACAACTCCATCCGAAGGCACATGATCTTTAGCATACCAATAATTATACAACCATTTTTCCTTTTGGAAACCCTTTGAGTGTCTCCATTTTGGAAAAAACTTACATCTATCATTCGGATCGTGATGAAATTTACATTTCTTACACTGATCGAATACGCTTCTACCACTGAAACCTACAATATGACTCATATCGTGATTGTAGATTGGGACAATACAGCGGTTGTACATCTGCTTGCCCGGAGTAGAACAAAAACCCACATCATACTTGTCTAGGATCTGTCTTGAATAACCTCTATCCAGATAATACTTTGCGGGAATCTCTGTCTTAGACCTGTAAAAGTCTCTAGTAATAATATTTTCTGGCTTGTCCTCTTCTTCACCGAACATAGTCCAGACCATAGTATTAAACTGCTTCATTTCTAAAACAGTATTACTTTGTTGTTTAATATCTCCAAACTTTTGACCTGTAATCTCAAGTAGGAAATCAATAGTTTCTTTAAATGTAGCCTCTCTGTCTCCATCATTCTGCCAGTCATATCTGGCTCTGGATAAGCAACCCTTGATGAAACCAATCAAGGTCTTACCAAAGTGCTCCTCGCAACTATGAGTTCTACACTTCCAGTGAACAACGTGATCACCAGCGGGATAAAAGTTGCAAGCAACTGGATTATCACCACCGTGAACTGGACAACAAGACTTAATCAGTTGATCATTTCTATACTTGACTTCAATATTGAAATACTCATAGATGTTGTCAATGTACTCTACAGCATCCCAACAGAGTTGTTCAAGTTTAGCCTGATCATTGTAATCATTAGAATGGGACATCTTCTTTGTCACCTTCGAATTCTTCGTCATCATCGACATAATTACCACCATCCTCTAATTCTTTAGCAGTAAGACCTTCTTCTAAGTGGGCGAATTGCCCCTTCATCTTTACATTGATGTAATCTTTATCTTCTAGACCCTGACCGTGACGGGCGATAACAGGAACCAACTTACGATTCCCATTCTCTTCCCCATCCTGTGCGATCTCCTCATCTGATTTAACCTTATAGATAGTAAAGTTAGAACATAGCCAAATGATTCTATCTGATCCCGAAGCTGCATCTGTACTCTCCTTCGTAATACCATCACGATTCAACTGAATAAAAGATAGGATAGGAACACCGTACTTAATAGCAAAGTTATGTAGTGCTGTCATCATAAAGCCCAATGCTTGAAACTCTGCCATCTCCTTAACATCGGCACTATTCATCAACTTCAAATAGTCATAAATAATAACACACTCTTTAGCTGTTCCGTCAGGACGAAGACCAACGTGCCTTGCCAACCATCTTCTCATAATTGCCAATTGATCTTCAAAAGGTTTACCTCCAATATTCATATGGTAATATGGAGCACCTTTCACTGCCTGTGTCTTATTATAAACTTTATTCTTACATACAGCATCGGTATCAAACTGGCCCGACTCAATAGCGTTAATGGCAACCTGAGACTCAGACGCAATGGCACGATTACGAAAATCGTTAAACATCATTTCTGTGTCAAGATCTAAAACAGGAATACCCTTCTTCGCTATATTCATCCCCATATTTTGGGCCAAGAGTGTTTTTCCGGTCTTTGGCCTCGCCCCAATAACATTAACAGTTCCACGGCGAAGTCCACCACCGATAGCAAAATCATAACGGTCAAATCCAGTTGGGATACCAACCTGCTCAGTTTTGTTTTCCGCCAACTCATCTAAGTACTCCTCAATATTCTCAAACAATGGTTTAGGGCTTTCATCTCCACTATTTAGTAGAGACATAAAATCAAAGATAGATTCTTCAGCAATACCCAGAATGTGAGATAATGGCTCGTGACCTTTTAAATGTAAATACTTTTCTCTAGTAAGTTCTAACTGATCATAAACCTTTTTAGCTATATCTAATTTACCTACGATTTGTGCGAAACTTCGTAGGTTTTTACTATCAACAGGAAACTTAATGATGCTCGCCAAGTGTTGCTGCTCAGACTTACTTGACAGGAATTCCGAGACTCCGATTGCTTTAGCGGCTGATAGGACTGAGGCTAAGTCAACAGTAGTCTTTTCTTCTACAGTAAAAATATGCGTAAGGCACGAGTAAATCAACTGGTTGGAATCTAAGGTAAAACTGTTGGGTTCTACCAAGTCCGCAACATCGTAATAGGCATCAACACCGTAGCGGAACAAACCTGCGAGAATAGCTCGCTCCGCAGCAACATCTTGGAAAGGCATACAAATCTCCTAATTAGTTTGCAGAGTTAAGATCGTCAAGTTCATTGTTTGAAAGCTCTTCGTCTTCCATCATATGATTAAGGGCAGCTTCTGCCGCCAAGATCTCCTCTGTAATCATATCCTGAATATCTCGAAAAGTCTCAATAGCAATTCCAAGTTTAAAACCAAAGGGCATCGCTTGACTCATCGCGTAATCCTTGATTTCACCGATCAACTGCTCTGCTTCTTCAACAAATTCTTGTTTAGCCATATTCCTCATCTTTCTAATTCCTTTCTAACCGGGAGAACACGAACACTTGTTACATTTATAACGAAAACCATCTTCGTCTTTGTAGAGTAGCACAGGTGAAACCTTTTCGGTCTTACCGCAACTCCTACATCTGACCTCTATTCTACCAGAGGGTCTACGCCTTGTCAACCTTTCTTTTTGTAAATGGACATTATTTTCCTTGTCAGACTTTGATGCTTCACTTAGTTCTTTTCTTTCAGAAGCACTTAGACCATACTGTTCAATGTCAAATCCTGACTCTGACTTAGTATCGGCATTCTGAGCCTTCTTCTTTCGTCTAAACTTAGTTTTTTTCTCGGTTTTCTGTTCGTGCTTGGTAGTCATCTTATCTAGCTTCTCATCGACCTTAGCCATAATAGAAGCCTCTAGCCCACTCAGCATGTTTTTCAACTCATTTAAATCTGACTTATCCATTATTAGTCACCTTTGCTCTTTGAAGGTTAATGAATAGATCTGACATATTTCTAATAGAACTTGATAAATATGTTAGCCTGTCTATTCTCTGTTGACAATATTTTTGTATATCATGAAGTTTCCTACTGGCATCATTATCCAAGGTCGCTTGCATATCTTGGTTGCCCCAAGTGCCAGCATATTGTCCTGACTTCTTACAGATAATCTCCTTAATAGTTGTTTTCGCCCAATTTAATCTGGCCGTTTCCCTATTGACCGATCTTTGGATATGAAAAGATAGGCTACCAAGAATATAGGCTGCTTCAGCACAACCCTCAATATCCATCTTCTCAATCTGATCCCTAGACATATTCATATATGCATAGGCAGTATTAGAATTGGGGAAATGTTCATCGTACTTATCAAGACCGATACTACCCTCGTATTCATCGAGGATAGAGTCGATCCTGTCCATTCTGTCTACTAACGCATGTTTATTTTGTTGATCCATTCTTGTGGTTTCTCATCATAACGAAGTTCAATGTAAGTGAAATTATTTAACTCACACCACTCTTTCAGGTCTGCATCTCGTTTCTTTTGTTTAATAAAGTCTTGT